GGGATTTATTTGATGTAGAAGCATACAGACCTGACCCTTTAGAAGACTCAGTAAGAGTCAATATAGCTAACTCTAACAAAGCGGGTTTAGAACAAATATACGATATTGCTGAGTTACTAGACAGTGAAATAATGTAGGAGAAGGAAGATGAATGAAGAATACTTATTAGTAGCAGAAGGGTTCGATGAAGAAGACGGTAAGTGGAAACCTGTCCTGTCTAAAAAACCTGTAATTTTATTAAAGGAGGATTTGATATGAGTAGTTATAAGGTAACAGAGACAGACCATTACGAGATTGGTATTACCAATGCTGGGGAGTGTGGCTACTTCGAGCATAAGATGCTGGGTGATGATAAGGCGGGTGGTCTTTGGTTTAAGGATGGTGCGCTTGTTGATTACGATGGTGTCTATTATCTACCTAATGAGGTGGCTAAAGAGCTAAACAAACGAGGTGTAAACACCTCCTATTTAGATGATAATTAAAACCGTGTGCTATGTGTGTATTTAATGTAGAATAGCGAAGCACTATGGTGGAAAAATACACAGACGCTGAAATAGATTACATAAGACAAACATCGGAAACTTTACAGATGTTTGTCCTTGGGGCAGAGGAGGTCTTGTCCGGTATGGATTATGACAGCGCCTTTAGGTTTGTCATAGGGGTGTCTCAGACCGCTCAAGAACACATCTCTACTATACTTAATGATGTAGCGCATGGTAAGGGTACGGACGAGCAGATAAGATTGATTGTCACTCATTTAGCACCTGCTTGTTTGTTGTTAACACAAGCGCTATATTCGTCATTAGATGCCGACGTACTTATTGACCGTTCTAAGTTTATAGATGCAATCACTCGACGCACTGTAGAAACATCAAAAATGGCGTTACATCAATTTGGAGGGAGTAAACATGCTCATTAGTAAGGAAACAGCACATCTTATATTTACAGAGAGCGAAGGTAAGGAGATATTTAAAGCACCCCTTGAGGATATAGAGGAGTTAGCACTATCTCTCTATGCCAAGCTTAGGTGTAAGCCTTTAAATGAGTTTATGCTTATGTACTACCATAATGACGCGTATGTTATGTTGATGGACTTAGAGGAGAACTTCACTAAGCGGTTTGCAGACGCTGTTGAGACCATTGAATACTATTCCTGTCAGAACAAGGACGTAGTAAAAGAGTACTGCACCTTAGGCATTTACTCTATTGAGGGGTCGAAAGGTATGCTGAAGCATTGGATACTGCACGATTTAAAGTATATGAAAGAAGAAACAGAGAAGGGAAATGGGATTGCTTAATGTATACAACGCACAGACATACTGTGATGCCGACGAGTGCCTTGAGACAGGGTGTATGCACCATCAAGAAAGTATTGATGTGGTTGATTATGAGAAGTCGGGGAGGCGCTTAGTAATAAAAGACTATCGTAAGGATTGTGGTGAGTATACACCCCCTGTATTTAATATCGACACGGTGTTTGATAATGGATACGATTGTGAGGACTGTGAGTATTCTTTTTATGAATCTCATTTAGATGACGAACCTAGGGGCAGGGGTTGTCGCGTATTAGAGGACGCTTTAAACGAAACAGAGTGTCCGGAATATTTTGAGTATATAAAGGAGAAATAATATGCCCGTGTATGTTGATTTAGTAAAGCAGAAATTTGGAAGATTGTCGGTTATAAGTCGCGCACCGTCGCGTAAGTCAGACCGACGAGCCATGTGGAACTGCCTATGTGGCTGTGGTAATAAGCACGTCGTATCTACAGCAGACTTACGTGGAGGTAGAGTACGCTCATGTGGTTGCTTGATACTGGAACGTGATGATAAAGGTCGCGTTGCACATAAAAAACTTTAAAAAAACTTATATTAAGTGTTTATTTAGGGTATATTTAAGGCTTGTTTATAACTCTTAGGAGCATAAAAGCAATAGTTGACGGCAGACCCTCTCCGATATGGGGGTATTGATTAGTACAGAGGTTATTGTTTCCTCTTTCATGCGCCTTGGCTTGGGCGTGTACGAAAAAAGCCAGTGTATCTGGTTTACCTTATTTACCAGCTATCCGCGCGATGCCCCCGCGTACACAACGGGGCAACTAATTAAATAAAGTCTACTGAGGTAAACAGACTATAAATGAGCCTTTAATATAATTCGTAGAAGGAGAATAATATGGTGTATGGTTATGATGTATTTGAGATTTTAGTGGGTGTGGGAATACTGTGGGTAGTATGGTTGTTATTATGGATGTTTGATTATAACGACAAAGTAATCAATAGAGGTAGGGCAGATGATTGATTATAAATTTAATGAAGATAACGTGATGTGTGAGTTGCGTGAGTATATAGATAGTACCTACTCTCAGCACTACACTAATATTAACAACGCTGTGCAAGCACTAGACGTGTACCAAGCGCGAGGAACGCTCACTAACACGGCGATTGATAACGCAATCAAGTATCTCATGCGCTATGGTAAGAAAGACGGCTTAAATCAAAAGGATTTGCTTAAGGCGTTGCACTACATTGTCGTTGCTATGGGTAACGAATCACGTGTTGAGATTGATGCTTTATCATACGAGCCCGAAATACTCTCAGCAGAGGTAGTGATACTTCACGGCGTACAGTTTGACCTATACGTGACGTTTACAGATGGTACACAGCGTAAGGTGCTGATGAACAAGATGCTTACTGGTATGTACGACTACCTACGCTCCGAGGGTATGAAGTTTGCGGACACTTTTAGTTTTTCACGTTTTCTAGTACAATGGGACGACTACACATTAGATTATACGGCTGATGAATTGTACTATATGGGGAAACAATGTGAATATGTACCAAGATGAGGCATGGGACGAATACTGGGAGCGCGTAGAGCGCAACCAACAGAAAAGAAAGTAATAAACAACGTCACTTAGAAAGAGGGTGCCGTACAATTTAAAGTAGAAGGAGATATATGATTGACTTACACAAAGGCGATTGCCTTGAAGTTATGGATAAGCTAATAGCAGAGGGTGTAAAGGTTGATTTGGTGGTTACAAGCCCACCATACGATGATTTACGTAGTTACGATTCATCAATAAATTTTGAAGATGTTGCCAAAAAACTTTATTTAATACTCAATGATGGTGGGGTTGTTGTTTGGAATTGCAATGACAAGACTAAAAATGGTTCAGAAAGTTTAACATCGTTCAAAACAGCAATATTATTTGTCGAAAATGGATTTAGATTAAATGACACTATGATTTGGGAGAAAACAAACCCAATGCCTCAAGTCAAACAACCAAGATATAACCAAGTTTTCGAATACATGTTTGTTTTCTCCAAAGGAAAGCCAAAAACATTTAACCCCATTATGGTTGAATGCAAGACTGCAAATACACAATACAAATCTACATGCAAACAAATATCCAAAGACAATGTGAGAATTAAAAAAGAACTTACTATCAAACCACAGAAGGTCGATAGCAATATATGGCAAATGGCAGTTGCACAAAATAAAACTGAACATACTGCTGTATTCCCATTGGAGTTACCAACACGACATATAAAGTCATGGTCAAACATAAATGATTTGGTACTAGACCCTTTTATGGGTAGTGGCACAACAGGTGTATCTTGTAAGAACTTGAATAGAAACTTCATTGGTATTGAACTAGACAGCAACTATTTTGATATATCTAAGGGTAGGATAAAAGACGTATGCTAGTTTGGAAACAAGGCATTAAGAGTAAACCGCCTGCTGGACAGGCTCGGTTAGATATGCCCGTACCCTTACCAGAGGATTTAAAGGAATATGAACACCCAGATTTACCGCTTATACCAGAAGGCGTACCATTCGCCTTTGACACAGAAACTACTGGACTATCTCCTCATGGGGACGACCGTATTGTTGGTTATTCCGTTAGTATTGATGGTGGGAGTAGTTTTTATGTTGCTTTTCGTCACGATGGCGACAGTAGCAATATGGATGAGCAAGTAGCACTCGACTATTTAAAGTATCTAATGGAGTTGCCTAACCTTAAGGTGATGGCTAACGCTAACTTCGACTTACGGTTTGTGATGGCAGAGGGCATTACACCCCAGCCTCCTTTCTTCGATGTACTGCTTGCAGAGCGTTTGGTTAATGAGTACCGACGCAGTTACTCGCTGGACGCTCTAGGTGAGTTATACACAGGCGAAGGTAAAGAAGAGGACTTATTATATGAGTGGTGTCACCAGACATTTGGCGGGCGTAAAGGTCGCCCACAGGCGGGCAACATTTGGCGGGCACCTATTAAACTGGTTGAGCCTTACGCACGAATTGACGCAGAACTGACCTTAGATATCTATGTCAAGCAACAAGAGTTGATTAAGCAGGCTGATGTGGGTGAGATTACAGACCTAGAGATGCGCTTGATTGAACCTATCCTACACATGACAGTTAGAGGTATCCGTATGGACGCCCCTAAACTAAGAGCGTTGGGTGACGAACTAGTGACTGAGAGTCGCACACTAACTAAGGCACTCACGCAGATTGCAGGTAGAACTGTCAACGTCAACGCAGGTAGAGACATACAACGCGTGTTCGATGAACTAGGCGTACCCTATCCGATAACGGACAAGGGCAATCCGTCGTTCACAGCTGACTTTTTAAAGTCATGTGATGCACCTATTGCACAGGCGATTAGCGCGTGTCGCAAGAACACCAAACTAATGAACTCTTTTATTGAAGGCGCCTACAAGAAGTATGTAGTAGATGGTCGCTTATACGCTGGCTTTAATCAGATTGGCGCTGTGACTGGGCGTATGTCCTCGTCGCGCCCTAACCTACAACAAACCCCTCGTGATGCACGCTTCAGAGAGCTATTTATTGCAGATGAGGGTGAAACCCTTGTCGGTATTGACTACTCTCAGATTGAGCCAAGACTAGCACTCCATTACTGTGCGGGTGAAGTAGCTAACGAATTAAAGGAGCTGTTTCAGAAGAAGCCAGAGTCGGACTTTTATGCCATATTGATGACAAGTGCGCCAGATGTCGAGAGACAGGTGATGAAGATGGTACTTCTCGCTCAGTTGTACGGGCAAGGAGAGGCCTCTTTGTCATTGAAGCTTGGTGATGCGATTACAGGTAAACGAATACTGGACGGATTTAACAACAATTTCCCATTCTTCAGAGCACTGGCTAATCAGGTATCAAGTACAGCGCGTAGACGGAAGTACATTAGAACGGTTGGGCAACGCAGATGTAACTACAACGGCGCTGACTCTACTACATTACATAAAGCACCAAACCGCTTGATACAAGGGGGCGCCGCGGATATTATGAAGAAGGCGATTGTCGATTTGTGGGAAGGAGGGTGGTGCGCAGAGGACAAACTTGGTGCCCCTATCGCAGTTGTGCACGATGAGCTCATCTTCTCAACCAAGATGGTGGGCGATGATTTAAAGTTGGCGCTTAAAGGGCTGGAAGATACTATGGTAAACGCATACCCTCTAACCTGCCCCTTGCACGCTGAGAGTAACACAGGAAACAGTTGGTGGGATATCCACTAAAGGAG